CTCGATAGCCTTTTGAGTGGCAATAATCAGCGTTCGCGCCTCAATGTTTGTATTTGCTAATTCCATCACGGCATACCTATGAATAATTTTATTGCGACAATATCTGCCTGAATTGCGGCAATCTGATCGGCCTGCGCGTTGCTGTTTGCAATCAATTGCTCAAACGCCGTAACGCTCTCAAAGTCAGGCAAAAACTGTGCAAGCTGCTGTCTGGTTAGTGTTATTTTATCAGACATTCAGTGCCTCCAACTGCGCTTCTAGCGTAGTGATTGCAAAATGCGCGTCTGACATGCCGCCAAATCGCTGTATCCTCTGGCTTTGCATCATGCCATTACGCATCCATGTAACACGCTGGTCACGACGACCACGAATGCCAGCGCTACGGTACTGCCGGTTACTCCACGTCATTCCGTCAGTGGAATAGTCAGACCACACAGAGCTATCTGCGGATAATTTAGACCGGCCCGGCAATCCAACAAGCTCAAGACTATGAAAGATTGCGCCGTTCGTGTTGTTGTACGCTATTTTTGTGCTGAAGTCCCACGACACCGCATCGCCATACTGATCTGAATGCGCGTCTGATAACTTGCCGATCTTTTGTGATAGTGGATCACCGCAGTACCATCCATCGTAAACCCGAACAAAGCCACGCGCTCGATATTTACCAAGCTCGCCTGTACCGCTTGTCAGCTTGTACCAGATTGGCTCCTGAGCCATCTTTGACGCGGATGCATCATAGACATAAGTGACAGTCGGCAAATGGATATAAGCAAACCCGTGATCGTCAACAATGCGTGATTCAACAACAATGCCTGACAATTGCGCTTCCGTGTAATCGTTCAATACCTTGTCAATTTCGCGTGTTGAAATCTTTGCAGCCGATCCAATGCCGGCGGCCCATACTGCTACTGTCTCATTGCGCCCACCGCCTACCATAATGATAGTGTCAGATAGCACACATGCCGCACGTTGCCCAACGCAACCCTTGGTAATCTGCGCGCCTGATATTCGCTGAAACGGGAACAAGTCGCCGCCGATATTGCGGAAAAATTCAGTTGTATGCCGGTTTATTGCAGCAGGCTCGTTCCTGACCTTCATCAGCCTTTCAACAGGGTCTGGATCAATTTCTGAGCTTCCATATTTGAGCGGATTAACAGCCGTCGGATCGTTTAATTCCGTGACAATCAGATACTCGCCATCAGTTGTCATAAAATAGCCGTCAACCCATATCTGATCGTGAACAACACCCAAATCAGGATCGGTTACCTGTTCAAACGTCGCGCCATCGTAGTAATAAAGATTGCCGCCGCCACAGATAGATAACCTGTCGAAACTGTAATCAAACACGCACCAATCAGCGCCTGATACATCGCCCAACACAGTCACGACATTAGAAGCGGATATTTTTACAAGATGCCTGCCTGATACGCGGTAATGCTCATTGCGCCAGTTAATACCGCCGCGATCCATGCCGGTTGACATGGCCACCCGATCAATTCCAGGTGCAGGCCGGATATATGCGCCCGTTATCCCGTTGTCCTGAATTACCGGCACCATGTTGCGCGGATACGAAACCCGATAATCACCATTCTGGTCAGTGTAAACACCGCTCAGGATCGGGATTTTCATGCATCAGATACCGTTGCCAGTCATCACAGAAAGCGTTGTAGTAGTTGCACAGTAATACGATAGACGATCATGCGATTGCGACTTGGTTACCGTGCAAATATCGCCAGCAGGTATTTTCAGGTGCGTAGTGCCAGCTGTTCCCGCAGTGCCAAGACTGTCATAAGCGACAACGTAGGCAGCAGCAGCGCCATCATTGATAATACGCATCTGTGCGTCTGATTTGTTGATCGTGATAGCAGCGGGCGTGCTAGTTGCCGTCACGTTCTGGTTGCTGCCATAGCTAGGCGCAAAAGGAATCATGCTACATACCCCTTAAAATAAGAAACGACGTACCAGATTTTGCCGATAGAGTCATATTGGAATTCAACAACACTGCCTTTGTTTAACGTCAATGCGTCATTGTTCTGCATGTATATGGTTGCGCCTGTAGATGCAACAGAAACAGCGCCAGTATTAAACCCATAGATTGAAATCTTTACTTTTACTCCGTGCGCCGCATTGTTTGCAGATGGAAGAACGATTGCACCGGCATCAGATTCTGCTGAAATCGTCAAAATCAGCCACGTATCTTCTGTGTCGCTATTAACAGAAACAGTGAATCCAGTCTCTACGCTTTCATATTGCGTGGCAAATGACGCAGAGCCTGTGCTGTTAATATCTGCAATCTCGGCAGCAAGCGCCGTAACTGACATTTTCGCAGCGTCGCCATTGTTGCTACTGTAAAACGGTATCAGATCACCCGCAGATACTGTGCGCGTTGGTAGCTGGTTAATTTGTGGCATCAGGTAAAGTCCTCGCCCAGATTTTCATTGCCGTCATACTGTAAATTTCCGTCGTATCCGGTTGTGATTGGATCGTCAGAAACACGGAAGAAGTTTTGTGTCAGTCGCTTGTTGCCGGCGCCTGCAACAACAAGACCTTGCTGAACAGGGATTATTTCAGCATTTTTAGACAGCATTGCAAGATACGATTGCTTTGCTGATACCCTAGCATCAGGGTTAATGACCTTGCCGTACATTGGCGCAAGTCTTAAGCCTAGATTGGTAAAGATCGCCTCGTTTGCCATATCCGGCACATTCGTCTCGGCATCAATATCGGCATACGACGGGTTATCTGACATTGGATAGCCAAGGCGTATACCCTGAGCGTTCCACGTTGCTACCATCGCATCCAGCCTGTTGACCGCGCTTTGCAAATCTTCCGGCTGTAAGTCAAAGACATACTGCGCCAATCCGATCTCCTCAAACGCTGCAACAACAAACTGACGCTTTGACCATCCCATTATTCAGCAGCCTTTTTCTTGCGTGCTGGCTTTGCTGCTAGATCGTCAGTGCGAATGCCTGCAACTGCGTCACCGTAGCTATCGAACCATCCAGCATCCAGCATTGCAGAGCGCTCCACGACATTGCCGACTGCTTTCGCTTCGACATCATCGCCGCATAACTGATAAACAAAGCGCGGATACATCAGCAGCCTTTACCCTTGCCGCCTTTCTTTGTTCCTTTCTTCATCGGCTTTTTCATAACAAAACCTCAAAAATTGCGCCATCCTTGGCAGGTGAATTACGCGATGCGGTAAGTAACAAACGTGTTTGTAGCAGTCTTGCGAGTACGCCACATCGCACTATTGCCGTAGATGCCGCCGGTTGTAGAGTGTGCTGACTGCACAATCGGATTGCCAACAATCGTGTGATCAGTTCCGGCTGTCAGTGTGATTGTGTCAACAGCAGCGGCAGAAAGATTCAACAGCGACCAGTTGAAGCTATCACCAACTGCCATATCACTTGCAGCGTCCAAAAGCGTACCGGTTGGCAGAGTGTATGCCGCCGTTGCGCCTGCTGAATGCGTGCCAGTGATAATGCCTGACAGGATTCCAGCAACGGTAATGGTTGCCGCAGTAGTCATAGCAGTAGGGTCGCCCTGATAACCAAAGTCGCGCATTTCCGTAATGTTTGCAGCAGTGCCAACCGCATACAGAACAGGCGCGGCACCCGCATCAATGCGAACAGTTCCAGCAGCTGAGAATGCTGAAGTCACAACCACGCTATTATTTGTTGAACCCAACAGCGACCACGAATCAGGATAATTCGGATAGCTGACCTTTTGATAGATTTGTGCAACGCCACGGCTATAAACCGCAACCTTATCACTAGCCGCAACTGAAAACTCAGCGCTGCCCATTGGATAAACTGTAGATGATGACATGTTCGTACCTCAAAAGAGATGGGGGCATTTCTGCCCCCGTTAAATCAAGACTGGCTGAACAACATGATGCCAGCCATCTCAGGCTGAACCATTGCAACACCAAACAAAGTATCGATCCTGAACTTAGTTTTCATGGTGTTGATGTCATACCACTTCTGCATAACGAGCTCGATGCCTTGGTCAGTAGATGCACGCATCACAGCCGCACCAGCATCAGCAGGGACAGCGTAGCGACCAGGCAGCAACTCGATAGCATCTTTCTGCCAGAATGCATTGACAGACGCGGCAGCGGTATTCAGAAACGTAATAGCAGCGTTGCTTGCAGTAGCGCTGAAAGTCACGTTTTGATACTCGGCTTCAGCGTCGGTAGAACCTTGGTTGCTGATGATTGGCGGGCTGATGACCAGAGTTGTGCTGGATGGCACAGAAATCACGCGGAAAGTTTTAAGCTGTCCGGTGCTTGACTTGGTAATGTGATGAACAGCGTAGCAATTCGCAATCGTGAAACAATCGCCAGCGGCCACGGAAGTGGTAGAGCTGATTGTGATAGTTTGATAGCGGTTGTCTACGTTGCTGACTTCTCCGGTTGCAGCAGTGCTGGTCGCCTTTGGCGTGTAGTAGTTTGTCGCCGCAGTGCGAGTATCCATAGTCAGCGAACCACCGCCAGCCGCAGCAGTCAGACGGTTAGCGTAGTCCAG